GGGTCTAGGAGCCACGGAGAGAAGACTTTATCTTCTCCCCGTGTCCCACACGCGGGTAATTTCAGAAGCCACGCTTGATACTACGGATGGATTCCTTGAAATTCTCAATCATCTCAAGGACTTTCGCCTTGAGTTCGGCAAACTTGCCGCCGAGCCAGCAAATAGGACAGCGCATCAGATGTAACCTTTCTGGCGTAAGCCATTGTTTTAATAGTGTTAGTGTTTAGGTTCCCCGTCAAACGGATAGTCTTCAAGGTCTTCCGGCTGGACGAATTCACCGGTCTCGCGGTACTTCTTTGGGTCCGCTTCGATGTTATTGTCCTTGAGGAACTGTCGGATGACATTGAGCAGGGCAGGGGGTGTCTGTTCCTCAATACCGATTTCCTCACCAGCCTTGTTCTTGACCACCTTGTAATGCTTGGCGTCCAGCAGGTGCTTGAGCTTTCGGGCCAGAGCCTCGTGCAGTTCACCAAGCGCGTCTTCGGTTGCGCGTTTCTTGGGCATACGTTTTTTACTCCACGGATTTGACATGGTTTAGCCTGTCATGAATTTGAGAATGATGAGACCGGCTTGCACAACAACCGCACTGAGAATCCACCATTGGCGGTTCTTCAGTGATGTGATGTCAGCCTTTGTGTCTTCCCATCTTCCCTTACCCGCTTGACACACGGGATGAGATGCGGTATTAAATGTATCGTGGAACTTCTCAAGGTCAGTCAGTCGAGCCTCTTGGTCAGCGCACCGGGGCGCGCCGTGGTCCATGAAGGCTTCGAACTTGCGGCACAAGGCTTTCAAGTCTGAGCCTGTTTCTGCCACCTTGACGTTGAGGTTTTGAAGTTCCTTGTGGATGTCGATTTCGTAGGGCATTGTGATTGGTCCTTAGTGAGATGATGGGCCACAGCTCCGCGCACGCCGACCATCCTTGAATACGGTCCCATCTTCCACGACATAGACGATAGCTTTTGCGAGAAGGATTGGATTGTCTAATAGTTTACCGAGGGCTGTGTTGCAGTTGTGACAGAGTATGCCACGAACAGTCCCGGTTTGATGGTTGTGGTCAATCGACAGTCGTTTCTGGAATTTCTCCATGTGTTCCTGTTCTGACATCCCACACAGTTGACAACATCTTCCAGCACGTTCAAACACCGCCTCAGCTTCAGCGGGAGACAGTCCGTACTCCCGCCGATATGCGCTGAGTTGGTCTTTACGTTTGTCCCGAGGATAAAGGTCGCGGCACGTTTTACACATTGGACTGTAACCGTCTTTCTTACTTTTATCCTTACGGAACTCTGTTAGAGGTTTGTCCTGCTTACATTTGGAGCAGGTTTTCATACGTTGTCGCCTTTGATGTGGATGTAGGTGACAGCCGCCAGCTTCTTCAGAAACGCCTTCGCGTCTGCCAGATTACTGATGTTCTCAATCGTCGTCTGGACCTGCGCGAAGGTCGGAAGGTTCTGACTCACGGTTTGAGCCATCTGTGCTTCTTTCGCCTCACGCGCCTGTCTCTCCGCGATTTCTTCGGGAGTCTCGGCGGGGGCCGGGGTGTTACCCTTGGCGACCCACGCGAGATACTCCCGCCAATCCATGTTGTCGAGACACTCAGGGATAGACGCGCCGTCCTTCAAGCGGATGACACCACCGCCGAGTTTTGAAAGTTTATAATCTGCCATAGAGAAATCTCCTTTTTAGAGTTCAGACGATGCCGTCCAATGATACTGGACAAGACCCGAATAGGAAAAACCTGCGATGTATCCGAATCCCATGTCACCGATGTATCCTGCCGAGGCGTCCCTGTTCGCACCATCGGAGTAGCATTTATTGACTGTACCGTCGACGGACGAATAGCAGGTTATTGTAGGGGCCGCCCGCTTTGCGACCTTAAACGCCGCGCCGGGAGCCTCAGTCGTTGAGTAGCAAGGAAGGTACACACAACCCTGCTGATTCCAGCCGGACTCGCCGGGATAGTCGTCCATGTCATACGACTTCTCGAAGTACCTCTGACACAGAGCGAGTTCCTCTGCGAAATGACGGTACTCAAACGGTGTTGCCGCGCTTCCCTTCTCAAGCTGAACTCCGGTGAGAAGGAAGTAGTTGTCGGATGAATCAAGGCCGTTCACCTGATTTGCGGTCGCGTAAAGGGCTGTACCCCACACGCCGTCGGTGGCGGTTTGGTAGTTTGATCCGGCGGCCAATGTCCATCGAATCTGAAGACCAACGCCGTTGGTGAAATCCCACGTCCCTGAGGAAGCGTCGAGAGTGAACGTGATGGTTTTCTTTTCCCACGTGTTCGCCGAGTTGATCGTGTACTCCTTGACGTAAGAGTGGTCGGCTCCCGAGCATAGAAGGTTCACGCAGTAGATTCCAGTCTTGGTTGCATATACCCAAAAGCTGAGTGTGCAGACCTGACCGACGAGTCCGCGAATGTCATAACCTTCGACTTTGTAGCGGATTGCGTGGGCCTGACCGGAGCCGATAGAGGTGTCCGCCGTGGTTACATCAACCTGAAGACTTGCGGCGAAACGCCCGATACCCTGCGCGTCCGTAGGAACATTCGTAGACTTCGATACTGTCACCACAGCATCCGTTGCCTCTATGTGACTCCACCTGTCAGCATGGAAAGCCCCGTCCGCCGATGCCGTAAAGGTCGTGCCTCTCTGCCACACCATCATGTCGCCGTTAATGACGGCGTTCTTCCTATAGACCCCCGGGGTCGCGTATAGTTTCGCCGGTGTGACAATCTTTGTATCGAGCGCACCGGCGTCGGTCTCAGCCTGAGTTGCCACTTCGAGACTACAGGCAGCAGCTGCGAATGTCCCGTCCCCGCGAAGGAACGTGGTTGTGTTACCGGGGAGCTTCGGGCACAGCCCGTGCGCCGATACCGACGCATTGAGCGTGGTGACGTCCGTAGGTGCAGCCAGCTCGTCCAGCTTGATGGAGTCAGCGCCACCAGCCTTGTGTGACGCCGCGTGCGCCCCGGCGCCACTGAGGCCAGCACCATTCGTTACCTGCACTTCGGTCCCGTTACTCTCCTTGCGAATAAACAGTTCCGTGACACCTGTGACATCCTTCGCATAGAGCTTCACTTCATTGGCGTCAGTCGTAGGTGCACTCGAAATTTCCTGATACGTTCCCGCACCAGCGGACTCGGCGTAGCTTTCCGCAGCTATCTTGGCGAGAACTGCTGCGTCCCGAGCGGCTTCTGCCGCTCCTCGCGCCAGTATAGCCGCGTCTTTCGCTCCAATAGCTAAATCACGAGCCGCTTCTGCGTTGGTTTCCGCGAGTTCCGCTGCCACTTGCGCTGCCGCTGCGTCATCGACATACGCTTGAAGAACATCGTGAGAAGCGTTGTCTAAAGCTTCCAGCCCGATGTAGTAGGCTTGAAGCAGGGCTTCGTCCAAATCTTCTCCCTTCAGTCGGGGCTGTGCGGAGAAGTCTTTATCCATCCCATCACGCGGGGTTTCCCGCTTGATGAGCACGGTAGCTCCTACTGCGGGTGCGTTGGTCAGATGGATCGTGGCAGCATCCGACCAAGTAAACGCACTGGTCGCCACGCCGTTGATATACACCTTGACGTGCGCCTGTTCCAGATAGGGGAACGGCACGTTGTAAGTCTGACCCCCCGAGGAAGTATAGGTCACAAGGCTGTAAGCCATTTCACACTCCGTTAAATTTCGGTGGGGAACCAGCAGTCGGACTGCCGGTCCCCCGTGCCGTTGTTATTGGTCTAAGAGGTTGTTGAGCCACGGCTTATCGCCGGAATACTTCTTGGCGTCGTGCCGCGTC